TAATGCAGGAAAGCCGAATGGATTAGGTAATGATGCTATACCTTCATTGATTGGGTCTCTGTGTTTGTTAGTAACCTGTGCAACCCTCTCATTAAACTTAACTCTCTGGTCAATAAGCTGTTTCGTCACTTCATCAACATTCTTCTTCACTCTAATAAGATTATCTTCCTGCAACTGCATCTGCTGTGCGTACAGTTTATAACCTTTAGTATTCTTGTGTGCTTCTATAAGTTTGTTATTAGCTTCACTCAAGAACAGACCTAAATACTTATGCTTACCATCTGCTACTTTGAATTGAGTTTGAATGATGAAGCCTATCATGTCTTCAGTTAGCTTCTTGGAATATACAGCAATCTTCTTTAGAGCCATTACTTAACCTGCTCCAAAGTCTTTGCTATCTCTTTCTTCAGATAAGGTATTCGTTCCTCTATATTCTCTGGTAGGAATACAGTGATGTCTCTACCTGCCATCTTGCACAGTCTATCAAGTATGTCTTCAAGTTCTTGTATAGTCCTAGCTGTCTTAACTCTCTGTTCGTTATCCATGCAGGTTATGTATCATGTTTGTCTTCAAGTTTAAATACAGATAATGAGAAGCAAGATGCGAATTATTTTTAAATGAAAAAAATCTAGAAAATTCTACAAAGAAATAAAAAATATAAGTAAAAGCAGTAGCAGTAGTCTCGAAGTCTACTGTAATTTATTCTTATACTTAATTAATTCGCAAGATAAAAAGTATACGTCTACGACAGGTGGGTGTACCCCTCTTTATTTTCTGGAGTGGCATGGGGAAAAATAAAATTCTGTGTATATACGTGAACTAGTCAGATTTTTTTGGTAAATCTTTTTCTTGGTTCAAAAAACCGAACTTATCAAACATTGAGTAATCCACAGCATACTCTAAAAACTCTGGGGTATGCTTTAGGATAAACTCTCTACCCATTATTGCTAAATCAAGTTTATCTTTAGGCTTCACTACAGGTTTTGTAATTGAGCCATTCGAAGCTATTATAAAATCTTTAATTAGCTTACCTACTTTTTTATCACTCTTAAAATCTTTAAATACAGACTTTAAGTAAATTGCTTTTGGTTCTTTATTCATATTTATCCTAACTTTATTTCCTATAAGTAAATTATTAGTAAATGTTGTTGGTTGTCACTTATATCCACATAAAGATTACTTATAAGTAAAACACATGTGAGTATCCTAATAGTGGCACTTAATTGAATATCACCAAAAACAAGTATCTATAGTTTAATCCAATTATTGTCTGAATTATCATTACCGAAGTATTTATTCAGCTCTAAATCCATTAATTCTTCTTTTCTTGTCATCATGGATAGTTCTTGGTCTTTAACTAGATGTTGCACCCAATAGTGACAAGCAATCTGTAGACAATCAATTCTATCGTCATGTGATAAAGAATGGACTTCTTTTTGAAGCCTACTTATCTCATAAAAGAGTTGGTATCTAATAGCTGTCTCATTTGGATATAAAGCATTAGTTCCTTCGTAGTCATCTTTAATAACCTGCTTATCTACAATAATTCTATGCTGTGAAATAAGAGGTTCTAAAGTATCTAGTATTCTTCTGTGTTTATTAGTCTGCTGTCTAATCATTTCAGTAGTACATGGATACTGCTTAATTAAATAAGGTTTAAGTAATGCTTCAAACATTCCTAAACCAAAGTTTTCTTCAATTAAGATTTTTTGGACTTTATGTTTCTTTGCGACTTCAACAAGTTTAGTTAAAGTATGTTCTGAGTAACCTGCATTGAAGCCACCAATTTCTGCTAGATAAATATTTCCATTTAAGAATTTAGTTACGCAATAAGCAGTTTCATCTTTACCTTTACCTGATGGGTCAATAGCCATTACACAACGAGTGTATGGTATCCAGTCACCCTGAATTTGCATTGGTCTATAATAACCATCTCCTTGTAAGCCAACATTTGGCAGGTCTTGGTGTTGCAATTCAGGACTGGAAGCCCAAATAACTTTCTCAGGTGCAGTGTCAGGATTTAAAGTCATTACTGCTAAGTCTGATAGTTTTAGTGGGAATTTGTTTATATCGTTTAAAGTTGTATCTAATTGATACTGCATATTAAAACCTAAACGACCATAAGATGCTTCTCTTTCAAGAAGGTCTTTTTCATCAAATCTTGTTGGGTCTGTTGGTTTACCTATTTGTTCAACTTCCCAAGTGTTAGCAATAATAGGTGCTAAATTTTTTCCATAAGATTTTAATTGTGTCTCTGAAGGGTATCTAGCAGTCCAATATCTAATGTTATAACCTCTCTCTTGAAGTTTATTATAAATACTTTGTTCTACTTGAGGAGTTCCAAGAAATACAATTTTAGAAGTATCTGGTTTAATGATTGCTTCAAATTCTTTTATACTTTCACCTAACTTATCTCTCATAAACTGGGTTTGAGTATTACCTGAAGTTTCAACATCATCTGCTACTACAAGGTCTGCTCTAGAGCCTGTAAGCTGACTTGTTATACCTAAAGACTTAACACTGGGTTGCTGTGAAGCATTAGCAGTGCCTACATCAAAGGAAATCTTACTTTGTCTTTGGTCTGACTTTGGATACAGGTGTTGAAGTATTGGTATCTCTGACAGTAATCTTAAACAAAATGTACTGAAATCATCTGCTCTATTTTTAGAAGCAGAAACAACCAATATGTTAATATTAGGGTCTAAATATAATCTCCATAAAACATAAATTGCTGTAATCCAACTTTTCCCTACTCCTCTAAAAGCAGATATAATAATTCTTGTCTCACCACCTGCAATGTAATTTGCAATATCAAATTGTACTGGTGTTGGTGATGGAAGTCTTAAATGCTTAAAAGCTAGGAATAGAAAATTACGAAAGTCAGTTAGTCTTGACTGTAATTTTTCTTGTTTCATCAAATGGTAATTCTTCTATTAACTGTTCTAATGGAGAACCATCAACTGGTACTGCATCAATATTGTTATCTTTAAGGAATTGTCTTGCCACGTTTAAGTCTGCTGATTTAACTTCAGGGTCTTGTACCTTCTCTAATAATTTTTGAGTAAGTATTTCATGTAGTTTTGTTAGGTCTTTTGTCATAGTTTTTTTGCTAGTTTGTCTTTGTTTATACCTTTTTTAATAATGTAATCTTGAGTGCCATTAGCACCAGTATTAACTTCTTTTCTTAAATTTCTGTGTAAACTCATTTCAACAATTTTTCTGTAATTATCTTTAAGAAACTTTGTAAGTAATTTTGTATCTCTCATTAATTGATTTTCTGTATTAAAAAATTTTTAAAATCTATTTCTAATTGTTTTACTTTATCTTCTAGTCTTTTCATTTTGTCATCAGTAACAATTCTATTACCTTTATTTGTTTCTATATTTAATAATAGATGATGTTGGTTTTCTTGTATTCTAGCTATGTATGTTTTGAAATTAAAAAGATGAGTATCGTTAATTATTAAAATTGCAGTTTTATTTTTATCAATAGTTTCTGTTAGAGATACTATATATCTAACACCAGTAAATGTTCCAACTATAAGAGAAGCTACAACAGGTATCATTACTATATTTTTCTTTAACAAGTCTACTAGGTTCATTCACAAAAACCTACTGTATAATTGCAATAACTAATACAACTGCAACAATAATTACCATTTCTTTATGGTCTATCCAGTAGTGCATAGCTTGAGCTTTAATTTTATCAATCATATTTATCTCCTATAACTTCTACTATAAGATATTACTTACCCTGTCCACGATTTTTTGATTTACCTTTATGAAGTTTTTTAGACTTATTCATAGAAGATAGTTTAGGTCGTCTACCTATAGAGGTTTTTTTTGGTATTCTTTCGTGGGGTTGATCTGCTACGTTGAACTTTACTCTTGCCATTTTTTCCTGTTTGTTGTGATAATAAACTTGTTTTCTTATTATACTGACTAACAGATGCTGTCATTATATTTCTACTCATTTTGGTTTTCTCATAATATCAGCACCCTTTAATCCGTAAATTGCAGATACGACACCAATAAAAATTGCTTGATACCAATAAGGAAGCTGTTTAAAATACTCAAAAAATAAATCTAGTTTAATACGAATTTCCGGATCGTCAGAAAAAATACTCCAGACCAGTAACAAAATAGGAAGAGATACAAGCAATAAAACAAACTCATCTTTCCAGCCATTATCATTACTCTCAATAACTTTCGCTTTATATTCCAATTCACCATTTGCCATTTTTTCTGCATGACTTGCTTGTGCTGAAGCAATGTTCATACGAGTTTCTTGTTTCTTTTTATATATGTGACTACCAGCGTTCATAGCTAATTTTATTGCACTAATCCACATTATTCTTTTACCTCACCATTTTTCCATTTCATTTCCGGTAAACCATTATCAAATTTTTTACCATCATAAGTTAGAACTTGTTTTCTATTGTTACCTTTTTCATTATAACTTATATGAACCCAACCACCAGCATTATCATCTGGATTATAAAATTCTAATATAAGCTGGTCAAAATCTACATTATTTTGTAACCAATAAGCTATTTTAATATTAGGTACACCAGCAATTTCAAAGTCTACTGCTTGACCTTTTGCGTGTTGTGATGTTTTTTTTGAACCTATTGCTTCACATAATTCTTCTGAACGATAGCCAGATGTAATAGTTATAGGTTTATCAAACTTAGCTCTAACTGGCTCAAGTATTTCATAACAAAGATTCTCTAAATTTTTTATATCTCCTGCTCCTGCATCATTATTAATACCCTTACGAGTAGCTGTCATTGACTTAGTAAATTCTTCTAATTTAAAATGCTTACTTAGATTCACAAAGATACCCTCCTACTGGTTGTTTGTTATGAAAACTTTGAATCCAAATTTGACCATTACCATTTTCATAGTTTGGATTTTTAACGTAGTATACTAGCTTATCATGTAGTTGAGAACAACTCATTCCTACTGGTACTTCAAAAGGTTTTAATTCAAAAGAAGTTGGGGATGTTAAAATTATTAATGTTAATATAAGTTTCATTCGTATATGATTTTGACCTTTAGTCTTTTTTGCTCTGGAGTTGTGGCTCTATGGATAAGGCTGCCGATTCTTTTTCTTTCATAACCATCATTACCTATGTAATCTCTTTTTCTATAATTTTTAGACTTAACATCATAGCCTTGATATTCTCCAGTTGTAAGGTCTAATGTTACTATATCTACTGGTCCATTACCACCTAAAGGTGTGAATACTATCATATTGGGATTGTCAGCTAGACGTAATTGTACTCTCAATTCCTGCGTTAAACCAGCTATATTTGTTTTTCTATTAGCCATCCATGTTAAAGAAACCGACTAAAGCACCTATAACACCACCAATAATAATTAAAAGATTGATAGCACCTTTGCCTTTTGACATATCGTTTCTTAATTCTTTAATTTCTTTTTTCATTTCATCTATTGATTTAACTAATTGTGCCATTCTTTCAGCACAAATTTTTTCATGTGAGGTTAATCTAATTCCATTATGATCTTCCAAGTTGGAGTTAGATTTTCTAGCCATAATTATCTTGCAGTTGCTGGTACACCAGTTGATGTTACAAAAGGTTCTTCGGCAAAAGCCATGTAAAGGTATTGAGTGCCATTACCATTCATGTGACTATCTGTTGTTCTAAATTTAAAACCTTGACTTGTAAAATCTTGACCGTCTCCATCATCTGAGGTTGTATTAGCTTCGTTAGCTGCTAATCTATATCTTACTGGATTTGCACCACCTAATCCTGCTGGGTTTCTTTTGTTGTCAATCATTTTCCAATCTTTTGATGCATTAGTTGCTTTAATCATAACCCAAGCTGGTTTAAATCCTGTATAAACAAATGTTCCATCAGCATTTCCATTACCAACGTATGATGAAAACTTGCTGTAGCCTTGTATTGGAGTAAATAAATAATTTATAAAATAATCATTATTATAATTTGTTCTTTCATTAGTACCTACTGTAAATACAGAAGATGTGGGTTGTGTGTTATACCACATAACTGAATCTGCCGCAGCAGCAGCACTTCTGTTTAAATCTATGTATTGATTTCCACCACTAACCCAAAAATCAGATTGATAATTAGACCAGTTTGCAGCTGCACCAGTTAATCTTTTTACCATCATAACTGTAGGAGTAACCCCAAGATGATGAGGAATTGTATGACCATTTGTACCATTACCTTGATAACGAATAATACTAATACCAGAAGTAGTATTTACTGAACCAGAATATGCTTTAGCTGTACCACTTCCACCAGTATTACCAGATACAGATGTTCCAGCTTTCCAGTTCCAGGAAACAAAATTTGCTGATCCTTCATTAGATTGATTATAACTTCCTAAACTAAAACCATCACTATTAAAGCCTGTTAAAGAATTTGATGTAGTATATTCAGTATCAGCTTCATTACTTTGTAATCTTTTTGTTGCAGATCTAACTGTGTCAAATAAACAATGCACTCTTGAGCTACTCCTACTTTTAATCCATACCCAATTTGGCGAAAAATCTAAACCAGTAACATTTAATGTTCCACCATTACCAGTATAAAGTTTTGTTTCAAAATAATCTGATGGTTTGTCTATATCTGTAAAAGCCATTATCCATACTCCGCTAGGTTTTTTGTGTTCAACGAAAAATAACCAGAAGGCACTGCATACTCAAAGTTTCCATAGCCATTACCATCTGCGTTGCCTGATGAGATTGCATAAGGTGGAGAGCCAAAATTAAATTGAGCCGAAGAACTGCCTTGGTTAACTGACATCCCAAACGTCATTGTTTCCATACTTGATGGTAAAGTTATAGCACCTTGGCTAGCACCATTTTTATAAAAAGTAATTGTTCTAGTACCACTGTCTAGATCAAGAGCCATTCCCATAATATCTCCATTTGTATAACTAGCACCATAAGAAGATTGAGAATTTTCTACAAATTTATTTCCTGATTGAGAATAATAACCAATTTCTTTTGTAAAACCACCTATAAAATGTTCTGGTCCACTAGCAGATAATTGATTAGATGTTGTTTCTGAAATACCATTTACATAATTTCCACCAATCATTTTAGTTTCTACATACCATTTTCCAGCGGATACGGCTATTGATGAAAAACCAATTTGCCAGTTACCTGTATTACCACCTGGTGTCATTACTAGATTTCCTTCTGAATAAACTGTATCAGTATTCATAACAATTAATGGGTTTATAGTTGCAAAATTATTTGTGCAAGTATCAGTACGACTATCTGTTGCAGCAAAACCATGTGCTGTAAATGATTTTCCAGTTGCTACTCCAAAATTAGAACTATCTTCCATTGATAAATAATATCCATTATTTCCAAGTGTAGTTCCTGAAATATTTATTGGCTTCCAAATATTTGAATCTTCGTCAAATTCTCCTACATCTGTGTTTGCTAATTGTGTTCCGTCAACATAAAGAATTTGTGTTAAAAGATAATGACCAGTAGCACCATCATAATTGTTACCCATTTCATGTTGTTGATTACTATTATCTGCACCATTAGCAAAAAATCTTACTAAATTTGTATTTACACTTGGTCTAGTTGAAGTTGCTAAAGATGGTTCAACTCCATTAATATATAATCTTATTCTGTTAGCTTCAGTTCCTTGTGTTGTATCTATTGCAAGTAAAATGTGCATCCATGCACTTGGATCTCTATATTTAGCATTTGTTTTTAAATTAAATACATCTGAACCACTTTCAAATTCTTTCATAAAGAATTGATCGCTACTATCAAATCCAAATTCAGTTCCAGTATTACCAGAATCATAAACTTTAAATAAACCTTGTGCTCCAAGAACAGTTCTTTTTAACCAAATATTCCAACTACCTTTTTTTTGATTTGTTGATGTAACTTTATTTGAACCAGTCCATCTAGTGCTTGTATCTCCACAATTAACAGAGTTAGCTACATTAAAACCACCACTTACTGCTGAGTTTGCTGGAATAATAAAAGGCATTAAATCTCCAATGTTGGAAGTTCAGCTAATGGTCTTGATTGAACACCATCACTATCTTCTGTGTAAGTGTATAAAGTTTCTAATGCTGGAGTATCACTTGCGTTTGTAATTTGAGTTTCCATAGTAGCTTGTCTTGATCTAACTAAATCTCTATGAGTTGTAATAGCACTTGGTATAGCAGTAGATTTTTCTGCGTTTCTTGTAATGTACCAATCAGTATCATTTAGTATTCCAGCAGTTTGTTGTTTAACAGTTTGAATTAAATTATATTTTAATCCTCTAGTTTTAATATCTCCAGGTGAGGTATCTTCTGGTGCATCTCCATCATCAATTTCATCTTGTGTCCATAAAGTATCTGCATGAGCTTTAGCAAAAGCTGATCCATAAGAAGCTGTAACTGTATCATTAGCAAAAGCAAAAGATTGATTAGTATTAATATACCATTGCTCATCTTTTTTATTACTATTATCAAAGACTACTTCATAAATACCAATAGCTTCTTTTTCTTCTACAGACCATTTCATAAATATGTCTTTAGGATATTGTAAATCTCCTAGAGTAAAGCCTTTAGGATTGTTAAAGTATTTTGTGATTGTTCCGTCTGTTACTAATGCGTACATAATATTCCTATGATAATGTTAATGCTAAATTTCTACCAATCTCTAACCACTTTGCTCCATTATATCTAAAGGTAAACAAGTCGCCAAGATTAGCTGTTGCTGTTAATGTCGGTGCTGTGTCAAGAGCAAATTCGTATGCTGCGTTCCAAGTTATAGTTCTGCTACCAGTTCCATCTTGAATAATAAGTAATGATATAAATTGACCACTTACTGGATTAGCTGGTAATCCCATAGTTCTACTAGCACCAAGTGTTACTTTAGCTATTGGTTGAGTTGCTGCGTTCCATGTAATAGTTGAAGCATCTGTTAAAGCTACTTCTGCAATGTA